TAGCAGCGGAATTTACTGATTTACTTAACGAATGGCACTCACGGCCGGAGGTTTTCGACAACACGCTCGACCAGCAGATTCACCGGTGGTATGCCGAAGTGAAGCCGGTATGGCCAAAGCGGCCGTACTTCTCACCTTCGGCGGCCAACTCGGACAAACGCGAGCTTTACGTTAAGGCGCTTGGGGCTAAGCGCGATGTGACGGCACGTTCACCGCATCAAGGGCGGTGGACTCGGCTTGGTACGGCAATCGGCGACATGATACAGCGCGACTTGCTGTTCATCGAAAAGCACATGCCGGGCGCACGGTTCAAATTCGAGCGTAACCCGGACGGCACGCCGATGTTTGAGGACTTTGCGAAACGCAGTGTCGAAGTTAACCATAGCGGTCATAAGTTTTACCTGTACGGCACACCGGACGGTATCATGCGCTATACGACGACCGACGGCGAAGAAGTGCGCATCGGCCTTGAAATAAAGTCGAAACAAACAACAGCCTCCAAAACATCGCTGCATTCAATGCATGAACCGGAACACAAGCACGTTATGCAGACGGTTGGCTATTCGCATATGTATGGAGTCGACTACTACATCATTTTGTACGTAAACGCCGCAAAAAAGGCTTGGGTGATCGACGATGCAGAGTTTGCTAAGTCGCCAGACATCCGGGCATTTGGCGTGGAAATTACGCAGGCCGACCGCTGTAAGCTGTTCGATTATCTGACTGACGTACTCGACGCGGTGAAATCGAAAACGCCGCCGCCACTCGACCTGTTTAAATGGACGTTTAACAATTACAAGACGGCGTGCGCGAAGTCGCTAACCGACGAAGAATATGCGCTACTCAAAGCACAGGTTAAACGGGCGTTACGGTCAGGCATCTCGCAACATACGAAACAGCAACTATACGACGCTTTCGAATTTATCCGTGATGTTCGAGAGGGGGGCGTAAAATGACGCGCATCCTAGCGTTCGACACCTCTATGGCACGTCCCGGCGTTGCCATCGTCACAATCACGCGGGGCAAGCCGACTATCACCGCACTATCACACGTTGTGACCGACAGCAAGCAACCGCACGGCCTGCGCGCCGAGATCGTCGAAAGCTGGGCGACATTGTTTATCGCCGACCATATCGGCAAGGACGGTTTCGACGTGGTGGTACGCGAGGACTTTAACGGCCGGTCAAGCCGCCAAAACCATCCGGTATTCTCGGCATGGGGAGCGATTGACCAGGCGCTGAACAAATTCGGCTTAAACTTCACAACGCCAGCCATTTCGCAGTCGGCCGTCAAGAAAACGGTCGTCGGTAACGGAAAGGCGGAAAAAGACGAAGTAGCCGACGCCGTGCGAAAGCTGACCGGCTACAAAGGCGAATTTGCAACGGACGATGAAAGTGACGCGGCCGCAATCGGGTTGGCTTATGCGATTAGCAATGGACTGATAAAGGAGGCTGACAGTAAATGACCGACATCCGCCAGCACCTGCGCTATGTAAACGAAGATATAGCCGACTTGGAATATCGTAAAAGCCGGCTGGAAGTTTCGCTGGAACGCGTTAGAACCGAACTCAACGCGAAGAAACATGCAGCAGAGGAAATTCGGCGGGAAATAGAGGCGACACGCAAATGATTTATTACACTTCACTAACCGGAAATGTTAGGCGGTTCATTGAAAAAACGAATTTGCCAGCCGAAGAAATTAAAACAGATACCGTAGCCGACAGCGAATTTATACTCGTTACTTATACGATCGGATTCGGCGAAGTGCCCCCGAAAGTTTCGAAATTCCTGGAAACAAACGGTCACTTACTCCGTGGTGTCGCCGTTAGTGGGAATCGTAACTGGGGCGATAACTACGGAATGGCTGGCGATATAATAGCCGAGCAATATAAGGTTCCATTGCTTTTAAAATTCGAACTAGCCGGAACCGACGATGACGTTAAGACATTCGTGGAAAGGGTGGTAAAGTGCGGTATATCGAACTGAACAACGAAATTATGCAACGCGATGAAAATGGAATACTTCAGCTTGAAAAAGATAAAGAAGCGGTCAAAGCTTATTTTATCGACTATGTAAATCAGAACACGGTATTCTTTCACGATTTACGTGAGAAGCTCGACTACCTCGTCGAAAATAACTACTACGATAAAACCGTGCTAGATAAATATACATTTGACGAAATCAAGCGTGTCTATGAAACGGCGTATGCGAAGAAATTCCGATTTCCTTCGTATATGAGCGCTTTTAAATTCTATAACGACTACGCACTTAAAACGAACGACGGCAAAAAGATACTAGAACGGTACGAGGATCGCGTGTCGATTGTGGCTCTATTCCTTGCGGACGGCGACGCGGAAAAGGCGGTAGAGTTTGCGAAACTATTAATCAATCAAGAATATCAGCCGGCTACGCCAACGTTTTTAAACGCGGGGAGAGCCCGTCGAGGCGAACTTGTATCGTGTTTCCTCCTCGAAGTAGGCGACAGCTTGAATGATATTAACATGGCGGAATCAACTGCGAAGCAGTTATCGAAAATTGGCGGCGGTGTATCGTTAAATCTATCGAAATTGCGCGCTAAAGGCGAGCCGATTAAAGGAATCGAAAATGCAGCGAAAGGCGTTGTCGGCGTCATGAAAATGCTCGACCATGCGTTTAGGTATGCCGATCAGATGGGGCAAAGGCCGGGAGCAGGCGCCGTTTACCTAAACGTGTTTCACGCGGACATTAACGACTTTCTGGAAACTAAGAAGATAAACGCAGACGAGGATTTTCGCGTTAAAACGTTATCTATCGGCGTTGTAATACCGGACAAATTTATCGAACTCGCCCGTGACAATAAACCGGCTTATGTCTTTTACCCATACTCCGTCTATAAGGCTTACGGAAAGCACCTAGACGATATGGACATAACGGAAATGTACGACGAGCTTGTCGATAACCCGAATGTTCGTAAAGATAAGATAAATCCACGTCATTTGCTTGAAAAAATCGCAGCACTTCGGTTTGAGTCCGGTTATCCGTATATCATGTTCAGCGACAATGTTAATCGAGCACACCCTCTCAATAAAGTTGGTAGGGTTAAGTTTTCCAACCTTTGCTCGGAAGTATTACAATACAGCGATGTATCTAAATACGCAGATTACGGGCTACCGGACATTTTAGGGTTTGACATTTCCTGCAATCTCGGCTCGTTAAATATCGCAAACGTTATGGCGAATAAGTCGATTGAAAAGTCCGTTAAATTGGCGGTAGATGCACTGACAGTGGTATCCGATAAAACGTCCATAGGCAATGCGCCAGCTGTAGAAAAGGCAAATAGGCTAATGCATTCTATTGGTTTAGGCGCCATGAACCTACACGGTTTTCTGGCACAGCAAGGCATTCCGTACGAAAGTGAAGTAGCACGCGAATTTGCTGACGTTTTCTTTGCGACGGTAAACTATTGGTCACTGGTACGCTCAAATGAAATAGCTACCGAATTGGGAACGACTTTCGACGGTTTTGAAGATTCCAACTACGCTGATGGAGCGTATTTTGAACCGTACATTTCCAATCCTGTGCTGCCAAAATCGGAACGTGTCGCCGAACTATTCAAAGGCATTTATTTACCGACATCCGACGATTGGGCGCAATTGCGTTATAAAGTTATGAAAAACGGACTCTATCACGCTTATAGATTAGCAATTGCACCGACAGGTTCTATCTCGTACGTGCAATCAGCTACGGCGTCCGTAATGCCAATTATGGAACGGATAGAGGAGCGAACATACGGTAACTCAAAAACCTATTATCCGATGCCGGGATTGTCGCCGAAGACGTGGTTTCTATACAAAGAAGCCTACGATATGGACATGTTTAAAGTCGTCGATATGATCGCAACTATTCAAAAGCACGTCGATCAAGGTATTTCCTTTACGTTATTTATGAAAGATACGAATACAACGCGCGATCTAACTCGAATCGATTTATACGCTCACCATCGCGGCATCAAAACGTTGTACTACGCAAGAACAAAAGATACGGGTCAAGACGAGTGCTTATCTTGCGTCATATAAACAGGAGGCGGATATATTTGACGGATAAAACGTACACAGCAGCGAACTGGTCACGACATGAGGACGATTTTACACAGTTGTTTTATACGCAAAACACACGGCAGTTTTGGCTGCCGGAAGAAATCTCGCTAACCGGCGACATTCATTCGTGGAAAGGGTTGACGGAGGACGAACGTACAGCGTACATGCGGGTGCTTGCGGGCTTAACCGCCCTTGACACCTTGCAAGGCGACGTCGGTGTGCATCGGCTAGTCGACCATGTTGACGGGCACCAACGCAAGGCCGTTCTGTCGTTCATGGCCGCGATGGAAAACGCAGTACATGCGAAGTCGTATTCTAACATTTTTATGACGTTAGCGACAATGGAGGAAATTGACAGCTTGTTCCGGTGGGTAACGGAAGAGCCTCATTTACAACGTAAAGCAGATATTATCGGAACCTATTATGAAAATATCAAAGATGAGATTACGCTTTACAAAGCAATGGTTGCATCTGTATTTCTCGAAAGTTTCCTGTTTTATTCCGGCTTTTACTACCCGTTATATTTCTACGGGCAGGGCAAGCTAATGAATTGCGGCGAGATCATAAACCTGATCATTCGTGATGAGGCGATTCATGGAGTCTATATAGGATTACTGGCGCAGGAAATTTACAACCGTCAAACTGCACCCGTCCAAGAAGAGTTACACGCTTATGCAATCGCGTTGCTGAAAGAGCTATATGAAAACGAAATTGATTATACTCACGTCATCTACGATGCGGTCGGGCTAGCACACGATGTAAAAACATTCGTCCAATACAACGGAAACAAGGCGCTTGCAAATATCGGCTTCGAACCGTACTTCGACCACGGACCGGTCAACCCGATCGTAATTAACGGCTTATCGACGAAAACGAAGTCACACGACTTTTTCTCGATGAAAGGTAACGGATATAAAAAGGCGAAAGTGGAGCCAATACGCGACGAAGACTTTTTGTTTAATTAATACGCCACGATTACCGTGTAACTTACGATATATAAAGTAGAGGGGCGCCGTACTGGCGCCCGAAAGGGGGACAACGATGGCATTTTTCGGAGTGACCGCGAAAAACGAGTTGCAAAAACGCGCCATGCAAGCGCTATGTAACGACAAGCCGTTTACGTTTTTGACCGGACCAGCCGGCACAGGCAAATCGCTAATTGCACAGGCGGTCGGACTGGAACGGGTGATCGAGCAGCAACGCCAACGAAAACTGGTCTACACGCGCTTGCAAACGCAAGTCGGCATGGACGTCGGGGCATTGCCCGGCGATCTGACCGAAAAGACCTTCCCGTTTGTAGCACCGTTCATGGACAATCTCGAAGTGATGAGCGAACGACCTTCCGAAATAAAGAAATACTTCAGCGAGGGCGACGACGACAAACGCAAGATATTCTTCGATTCGATTCAAACGATTCGCGGTCGGTCGCTGAATCATACGTATTTATTACTGGATGAATCCCAAAATCTCGATGTGCATACGATGTGTGCGATTGCTACACGGCCGGGCATTAATGCTAAGTTCGTGTTTATGGGCAACTTTGCGCAAATTGACAGCGCAAAACTCCGCAGCACCAAAACAAACGGGCTATATCGGTTGCTAAACGGTTTATACGAGCGTGAGGCGTTCGAATATTTCGACCATGTGAACCTAACGGAAGTCATGCGCCATCCTGTCGTTGAGATTGTCGAGAATATTCTACGGAATCATGAAATGGCGGAAGAATTTGCGGAATTGGAAGCACGTGGAAACGTATGAGAGACGAGCGAGTCTACGTCAGGACACCGTTATTTGAAGGCTGGGCAACGGTTGTTGACGTGTTTTCAAGTGAATTTTACCCGATACAGGTCGAATTGGACGAAGGTGACGAGGATGGACACCGGATGAAGCGCGTTAGTAAAGACGAAATCATTAAACGGGAGGAATTAAAATGAACGTCAAAATTAAACGCCTACACCCAGACGCAGTAATCACGCAATACGCCAAACCCGGCGACGCAGGATTCGACCTTGTTGCCGTTGAGGATATAATCGTCAAGCCTGGCGAAACGGTCAAAGTGCCGACAGGGCTTGCGTTCGAGTTGCCGGAAGGTTACGAGTTGCAAATACGACCACGGTCAGGCATTACGCTGAAAACGAAATTGCGCGTGCAACTCGGCACTTGCGATGCAGGATATAGAGGCGAGGTCGGCGTGATTGTCGATAATATTGCCGAGGATCCGTTCGGAAATGTTGTGCCATATCTCTCGTATATTGATGGGAACGATTACCGGACGGATGGCGAAATCTATCCGAATGAAACGTACATCATTTGCAAAGGTGATCGCATTGCACAAGGCGTAATCGCACCGGTAGCACACGTAACATTTTCCGAAGTAGATAAGTTAGAAGAAAGTGACCGCGGAGCAAATGGATTCGGGAGTTCGGGAGTGAAAAGCGAGTGACATCATTCAACAAAATCCAGTGTTTAGACAAAGGATACGTAATTCTGCACGACGTAATGGGGAGCGACTTAACGGTCGTTAACGCAGCGCGCTGTTCCTACGATAAGAAATCCGAAGAACTCACTGAAAAAGACAAACGCTTAATTAAATTCCTTGCAAAGCACGGTCATACGTCGCCATTCCGCCATGCAACGCTTCAATTCGAAGTTTATGCGCCGTTAATGGTCGCACGCCAGCACTTTAAATATCTCGTGGGATCATCGTTCCAAGAACCATCCGGCGATAACATGATGGCATGGAACGAGTCGAGCAGGCGTTATGTCACCGAAGAACCAACGTTTTACATTCCGCAAGCCAACGAATGGAGATCAGCGCCGGAAAATTCGAAGCAAGGCAGTGGCGAGCCAGTCAGCGAAAATTTAGGTGCTTATTTTACCGAAGAATTACTTAATTACATCGAACAAGGCGAAGAGTTATACCGGCAGGCATTGGCGAGTGGAATATGCGCCGAGCAAGCACGTTTATTCCTGCCGGCATACGGAATGTACGTCCGTTATTATTGGACAGCTTCCTTACAATCGGTAGCCCATTTCCTTAACCAACGATTGTCACATGATGCACAGGCGGAAATCACTGAATATGCGAAAGCCATATACGAATTGGCAAGCGAAAAGTTTCCGGTAAGTATCGGCGAATTAGTAACTGCGGAGGTGTGACGATGGCGGACGATGTAGCATATTGGCGCATTAAAGTGCTACTCGCGGAGAAACGGATTCAAGAGGCGAACTTAGACTTGTGGTACGCAAGGCAACAACTTACAGCAGCACAGCGTAAGCAGGCGGAATTATTAAAGGAGGCTGAATAATGACGAAGGTACACGTATTAGCAGACGAATCATTGGGCGGCGTATTGCGGGAATATGTCGAGGTTGACCGGCCGCCGGACGAAGGGGATTTGATCGTATGTACGAAGGAATGCGCGCTAGGCGGACGATTTTACGGTGATGGTGACGTCGGAGTAATGCAATATAAAAGCGATGATTATTCGTCAATATATGTTAAATTCCTCGAAGGTTTCGGAGGCCCTGTGTCGGAAGGCGAATGTTATGTCGGCAATGATGCCTATACTACGCTAGAACCGACCGACATCGTTCACATCGACGGGCAGCGTTATCGCATGGTCGAGCGCAAAGCCGAAGTTGGCGAGAAGGTGATTATCGTTAATGACGAATATCGCGTACTAGTCCCGTTAGAATCGTCCGAAGAACCGTTAACCACAACCGCCGACAAGCCCGAGGATATGCTCGACCTGCTCGCCAACCTAGCGCGCCGCGTGACGTCATTAGAACGTCAACTAGCCGACACGCAGCGCAACCTCGAAAAGTTTGCCCAGCAGACGGAGTCAAACACACACGACATCGCATTCTTAGACGAGCGCACGGCGCCAACCTTTAACGAATCACAGCTGACCGCAGTATTACGCGCTGTAATGGTGGCGGCAGGAGGTGACGGCGAGTGAGCGACAATGTGCCGAAAATCCTAATCGTTGGTAAGATGCGGTCGGGCAAGTCAACGGTCTCCGATCGGCTGCGGCTCGATTACGGCTTTACAGAGCTAGCGTTCGGTGCCGCGTTGAAATACTACGCACATCGCGTGTTTGCGTACAGCAACGTCATCGGCGAAGGCAAGCCGCGCGCCTTGTA